GGAGTCGGCTGACGCCGACGATCTTTTACAAGACGAGACAACCGAAGAGGAAACCGAGGAGAACACCGAGGAAACCTCCGAAGAGGACAGCACAGAAGAGTCTGGCGACTCGGAAGATTCCGAGGACAGCGAAGACGAGGCAGGCGAAGCGCCATCACCGGACAACGTCCAGAAACGCATCAATAAACTGACGGCGCAAAAGAAGGCCGCAGCCGAAGAAGCCGCCACCGTCAAATCGCAATACGAGGAAGCGCAAAAGCGACTTCAAGAGCTGGAATCGCAGGTCAATGAGGCTTCGCGCCCGATCCTGCAGCCTAGCGCGGAGAACCCGCTCGCCGACGTCGATACCGCTGATGCGCTTGATGCGAAAATCAAGAGCGCCCAAGAGGTCCGCCGCTGGGCTTTGCGCAACACAGACGGTGCCACCGTGCGTAAGCCGGACGGCACCGAGGTCTACGTTGACGCCGATGAGGTAAAAACCTACCTGATTCGTGCAGACGACGTTTTGACGGTGCATGCCCCCGCTCGACGCGAATGGCTCTCTCAGAGGCAGCCAGCAGTCGAAGCGGCCAAGAACCTGTTCCCCGACCTCTTCAAGAAAGGCAGCGCGCTCAACCAAGCGTACCAAGCGACCATCAAGCAGGCGCCGGAGCTTTTGAGGCTCCCGCAGAATGAATACTGGGTCGGCTTGGCGCTTTACGGTGAGCAGCAGCTCATGGCCAAGCAGGCAGCGTCCAACGCTAAAGCCGCAGCGTCGAAGAAAGTCTCGTCTAACAAGCTCGCAAAAACACCTACCCCAGCGAATCCGATCAGTTCACCGAAAACTTCTACCAAAGGCGCCGCTTCTAAAGCGGCAAAGGACAGGGTCATGAGCGGCAGGATCGATGATCTTGCAGATTACGTCTCCGAAGCTCTGTTTAGTTAACAAACCTCACACTAGAAAGAAAAACTTACTATGGCAGCTCCCGCGGGACAATTGTTCCCCTCAGTTGGAAATAGGGAGGACATCCTTGATGTTCTTACCTACGTCGATAACAAAAACACGCCGATTTCTTCGAGCATCGCTCGCGTCGGCGCAGACATCACCAATCCTTCGGTTTACAGCTATTTGGCCGATTCCTACAGCGCTCCGTCCACAGACGGCGTTGTTGATTCCGCCGATGTGACCGACTTCGCGGATGCTTCCGCAAACCGCGTTCTTCTGAGCGCTCGTAGCCAGAAAATTCGTCGCACCGCCCGCGTGTCGGACTTCCAAGCGAACCTCGCTGACGTTGCCGCCATTGGCCGTCGCAAAGAATTTTCGAAGGCGATTGCCAAGACCATTTTGGAAGTCAAACGTGACGTCGAAGCGACCATCAGCTCGGACAACGACTCCGTCGAAGGTTCCGGCAGTGTCGCTTATAAACTTCGTGGATTGGGTGAGTGGGTGAAATCCACGGCGCAGACTGATTTGCCTGTGCCGGTTTCTCAGCGCACTCCGTCCGCTTCGATCAACACGACCGCGACCGCTTCGCTCACCGAAAGCGCCCTGCAGAATGTTCTGCAGAGCATCTATGAGCAGACTGGTAGCCAAGATCGACTCGTGCTTGTTGCGGGGCCGAGCCTTAAAAAGGCCATAACGAATTTCACGAGATTCACTGTGAATTCGACCAGCAACGTGTTCAACCTCCGTCAGACGGCGCAAGCCGCCAGCTCGGATCGTCTCGTTTCGAATATCTCGTTCTACGAAGGAGATTTTTCGACTTTGGAAATCGTCAGCAGCCTATTTTTGGCTGCCAACGCTTCGACCGACGCCGAGAAGTATGCTCGCGGTTACATCATGTCGCCTGAGAGCGTCATGCTTCGCTACGGCCGCAAGCCGCGGTTCCAAGAGCTGCAAGACAGCGGCGGCGGACCTCGCGGTCTCGTTGATTGCATCGTGTCGCTCGCGGTTATGTCGCCCAAGAACATGGGCAAGTTCTCCGCGACTGCCTAATTCAAACTCTTAACAACTAACTAGAAAAACCTAATCAGATGAAAGTGTTTGAACTTCCCACAGAGACCAAAGCCGCGACCGGGTACACGCACAAAGTCGTCCTCGATCACACCGATCTGACGACCGCCACCGACAACACCGCGCAGACGATCACCTTGATCACCCTGCCCGCTGACAGCATCGTCACGGACGCCGCGACCCACTTGGTCACGTCGTTCCAGTTGACCGGCACGTCCGCGTACAACAGCAACACGATTCAGGTCGGCGTTTCCGGCACGACCGATCAGTTGATCGCTTCGCAGCAGATCAACACGAACGGCACGCCGGTCACGTCCCGCCGCTTCAACAGCAACACCCCTGTTGGCTACACGGCGAGCACCCCGATCATCGCGACCGTTGCCTCGATGGCGTCGCATGACCTGCTTGAGTTGAACGCTGGAGAGATCCACGTCTTCCTCGCGGTCAACGACCTCAACAAGCTCTAAGAGCGTCTTAACACACTGTCGCCGAAACGCCTAGCGGGTCGGCGGCAGCAGTTAGGATGTCAGATCAAATATTCTCCGAGCTGGTCGGAGACATGGATGACGAGCTGGCTCACCTTGTAAAAGAGGAGCTGCAGACAGGATGGCGCGCACAGCAGGTGATGGCCGCTATCGACGCTCGCAAGGCCAAACAGGTCAACGACCAGCTAGAACACTGCACTGTAGACGGCATCGGCCAACACGTCATGGACGTTCCAGCCGATGCTTATTTTGCATGGCAGAAGCATCTCGGTGACGGCTGCTGGTCTGACAAAACATTCCGCCACTGGTTTCTAAAACGGAACCCTGAGTGCGCGATTAAGTATACCCCGCGCAAAGCCACCGTACTCGTTTCTTAAAATGCCGATCCCGCAACAAGTCTACGGCTACGCGGTGCGCAATCCCTACAAGAGCGAAGACACTTGGTTCGCCATGAACACCAACGTCACCGGCATGGCGGCAGAGGACGGTCGCATTGTTCTTAATCCCTACAGCGGACTTTCAGACGAAAACAAGGCCGCTGTCGCAAAAAACGAAGCCATTCGACTGTTCATGCGGGAAAACAAGATCGACCCGCAATTCAAGGTCACGCCGGAGCAGATGAAGTCATTTCAAGGCACAGCTTACGGAACAAACGAACCAGCACTCCGGCAGACGCTTGTTTCCCGCATTTTGACCAACGACCCATCAGCCGGAAACGTCACCGACGAGCAGCGCAAAACGGCGCAGTCAATCATGCAGCAACTTAGCAAGCGGAACGCAGCCAAACGATGAAACTCGACCGCGACAAAATCACGCGCATGATCAGCGACATCGATCAGGCGGACCACGACGGCTCCGGTTACCTGCATCGCAAGCTCAAGAACTTCAACGTCCGGTATTGTATCTGGGCCGGACAGAGCGACGACGGCCGCAAGCATCAAGCCTTCTACGGCAAGAAAGTTTTTCCTTGGGAGAATAGCTCTGACGTTTCCGTCAGGATGGCCGAGTCCATCATTCGGGAGCGGGTGATCTCGCTCACGTCGGCATTCTTCAAGTCCCGCCTGCAGGTGCAGCCGGTCGAGGTGATGGACGCCCCGAAGAAGAATGCCGCCGAGACTGTGCTGCGTTGGCTCCTGCACAGCCACTGCGCCGACGACATGCGCCGCGAGATCCGCTTGGCTGCCGAGTTTAGGGAGACCTATGGCCTCGCTGTCATGGCAGTGGACTGGGAGCGCCAGACCCGCGTCGAGGTAAAGAAGTTCACGCTCGAAGAAGCGATGATGATGATCGAGGAGACGCAAGATCCCAACCTGCAGGCGCTCCTCGAAGTCGTCCTCGATCCGGCGCAGGAAGAGCTGGCCGCGGAGCTTCTCGGTCAGGTGGTGCCGGAGCTGGGCAGCGTGTCTAAGGTCCGCCAACTCCGCGAGAAGGGCGAGGTCGAGTGGGAGAGTCCTTATATTTTCTCAAGCAAGCCAGTAGTGCGCGCTTTGGAAGCATGGGAGGACGTGATTTTTCCCATACAGACTGACTCACTGCAGAGGGCGCCCTTCATCGCCCGACGCGAGCTACTCAGCGAGTTCGAGCTGCGTGAGCGCGCCGCGCTGGAAGGCTGGGACAAGGAGTGGGTCGAGCGCGCGGTGAAGCATCGCGGCGAGATGAAGCGCATTCACATGAACATTCACCGCTCGGACCAGTTCCTGTACGAGCAAATGCGCGACCTGATCGAATTGTGGCATGTGTATCGCAAGGAGCACGACGACC